GGGTTCAGAGCACCGCCATCCAAGCCGCGATCATCGCTATCCGTGATAACGACCCCGGCGGGCCGGGTTTGCTAGCCGACGCATCAGAAAAGGGGTTATCCGGAATAGTGCGTTGAAAGCCACTCATTAGCCTGCCTCCAATTCTCCTGGCATTGAGTGTGGAAAATGTAATCGCAGCCGCCGCAGAGCGTCATATGAAACACGCCGGCTCTGTCTTCTGTTCGAAGAAGTGTTCAGCTAAGCACCGTGGCTTGGGTTCGGGGCCGCGCTCCGGCAACGGCCGCCTTGTTGTTAGAGAGGTCACATCCACCACATGAACAACCCCCTGATGGAATACCTGCCCCCCGCGCAGCCGCAACAGCCCCAAGCCCAGGGCGCGGGCAAATATCACGGGCAGATCGCCACCGGCTATGACGCCAAGCGCGAGCAGTCACCCAAATGGGTGATCGAGCAGCAGATCATCACCGGCATGCTGGATGACCTGCCCGAGGGAACCGTCGTCTTGGATTGCCCCGTGGGCACCGGGCGCTTCCTGCCGTTCTATGTGGAGAAAGGCTTCCATATCCTCGGTATGGACCTGTCGCTCGATATGCTCAAACAGACCGAGGCGAAGATCGCACCGATCGCGGCGAACGCCGTGGGCGAACTGCGCCAGGGCGACGTGCGCAACACCGGGTTGCCGGACAAGTCGATCGATGTCGCCATAAATTGCAGAATAACCCGCTGGCTGTCGCCGCAGGACTGCCAGACGATGATCCGGGAAATGCAGCGCGTCGCGTGCCAGCGGATCATCTGGACGGCGCGGGTGGCGAACCATCAACACGCCCGGACGGTGGAGTTGTTCGAGGCGGCGCTGGATGGTTGGGCGATCGTGCGCAATGACGCTGGCGTTGATTTGGATTACCGGATTCTCATGGCTGAACCGGTATGATGCGCCTGGATCTCGTCAGCTATACGCCTGCCGAAGTGTGGAGACGCCCGGAAGGGTGGCGGATGAAGGCCAAGTCTGCGGGCTGGTGGCGCGATAAAGTCGCAGCATTGTGCTGGCGCATCCTTCACCGTTTGAAGGCCGTAGAGGCATTTCAGTATACGGAAACCATCTACCGCTACGGCGAAGTGGAACAGGGTGTGGTCACCGATTTGGTCAAGAAGGGCATTTGCACCGTTCTGGACCAAGGCCGCGATCCCAATGACTATTGCATCGTTGTCGGAGCCAAGGATTTCTCCGAGATCATGCGGGATATGCCGTTCTCGAAGGCTTGTGCGTCCCGGCCTCGTCCTTCTATTGCGGACAGAACGGCTATCGCGCCCAGTATCATGGGCTCCCGGTTCATGTCGTTCCGAGCATGACGGGTGCGGCCGTGCTGCCGAAGGTTATTGTTGAGCAACGCAGGAGCGCCGCATGACTCTCACCGTTGCCACCTATTTCTGGACGGACGAGAACCCGTCCAAATTCAACGCCAAACATCAATATGGCCCCGATGATGTCCGCCTGCTGCAACGGATGGTGGCGCGCTATATGGGCCAGCCGCACGACTTCGCGGTGATCACCGACCGGCCGGAGTTCTTCGCCGATGATGAGCACATCCGCGCGGTGCCGATCGACAAAACCACGCACGTTCCGGGCACCTGCTTCGTCCGGTTGATGACCTTCAGTCCCGCCGCGCGGGAGACCATCGGCGAACTGGTGCTGCAACTCGATCTCGATACCGTCATCGTCGGCGGGCTGGACAGCATCGTCTCACGCACCTCCGACATCGTGATGTGGCGCAATCCTGCCCGCATCCCCTGGGATGCTCCGGCAAAAGCGGGACGGCCCTATTACAACACCTCGATGCTGCTGCATCGCACGGGAACGCTGACGCATATCTGGGAAGAGTTCGACCCCAAAGCCCCGCGCTATCGCGACGATCAATGGCTGCTGTCGGATAAGCTCGGGCCGAATGTGCCGTATTGGGACGGCTCCGATGGCGTCTACCGGCTGGCGCGGGAAGACACGCCGGGGTCTGGGGTGAGCGGCACGCTGCCGGAGAATGCGCGGGTTGTGACCTTTCCGGGGTCCGAGGGAAAGCCATGGGATGCCGCGATTGCGGCGGCGAACCCTTGGATCGCGGAGTATCGGCGGTGAGCATCGATGAATTGGCCGATCAACTTTACCGCATTCTGAAGCAGCACAGCGATGCTGAGAACGGGCCATATGTTTCCGAGCGGAAGAATGCCGGCGCTGAGGACGATTACGTCACGATAGACGGGCATTTGGCGTTGCGACTATTCGCGGCCGATATTCTCCGCGCTATGGAGTCGGTCGTATGAATTGGCTTGATGTCGCTGGCCCGCCGGGGGCTGGGAAGAGCACGGTTTGTGACGTAATCTGGCATCACAAAGCCATCGACTGGGACGGCAAGCTGCCTCCCTCATCATGGCAACCGTTCCTGGATGAGATGACCACGCTGTTCGGCTTGATCCGGGGGCATTGGTCCTTCGTGCCAGCCGTGCGGATGAACAACCGCTCGGTGCGCAAGATGGCAACCGTGGCGCGGATGGGTGACGCGACCTATACGAAGTGCCCTGATGGCATCATCGAAATGGCGGACGTGCCGCCCTACACCCAGACCGGCCTCGTCCAACGCGGCCTCGGCTTTGGCTGGCGTCTCAATCAGATGGGCGCCGATGTCAACCTCATCCGCCGGTTCTTCTGGCTGATGCCGGTCTCCATCGGTGTGGCGTTTCTCGAAGCCGACGACGCCACCATCATCGCCCGCAACAATGCCAGGAAACAGGTCGCCGCGACCGCGCATGAAGACCGGGCATTCATGGTGCCGCTGATGCGCGAACCGATCCGTATCGCCAAGGAGGTCCTGCATGAACGAGGCGTCCCCATCCTGGAAGTCGATGTTCAGTCCCAAACCCCAGATGATGCCCGCGCCCAGCTTGTCGCTTTCGCCGACAATCCGCCTTGTGACCGAACGGCGCTGGGATTTGGCGGTGAAGCGCCGCTTCTTTCTCCACCTCCTTGGTGGGGATGATCCGGACGCCGAGCGCGTTTACCGCTGGCATATCGAGAAGCGTTCGGGCGCAAGGATGCGGGCGGGGTTGCCGACGGACCAATGGAAGACCACGCTCAATCATTACGTATGGTTTGCGAAAGCGCTCTTTGAGCGAATGCGCGACGATGGCTTCCATCCGAATGGGGCCGTCCCCATTGATCCGCTTGGCGAACTGCTGGACGGCAGCCACCGCGTCGCCTGCGCGCTGGCGCTGGGGATCGCCGACATCCCGGTGAAGCTGGAACACCGCCACGCATGGGCTCCAGCCTGGGGCTATGACTGGTTCGTCGCCAATGGCATGGGCCATGACGATCTGGAGCGGCTGTGCCGGGACTGGAAAGAGTTATCGATAGAGGTCCAAAATGCGCCTTAAGGGAAACACGTGGTCATTTTTCATCGGGTATGACGATGAGCACGACAATTACGCCTTCCGCCTGAGCTGGGGCGGCATGGGCAGCGAGCGCGGGATTAACGGCTTGTTCCCGTGGAAGCATTCCATGATGTTCGCCTTCCGTTGGCCCTGGCGTTATTTGCGCCGTGGCATTTTTATACGCCCGCACTTCCATTGGTGCGTGAAGTGAGCCGTCTCTGACGCTCTTCGCTGAATGACAGCCACCCTCGCCGACCTCCAGGCGCTTGAGCGCCTGATCGAGGGATTGCCTGCGGAGAAACTTGCCGCCATCGCCCAGCTACCGGCCGTGCAGCAGCGGCTCGGCAAATGGCAGCCGAACCCAGGGCCCCAAACCAAGGCCTATTACTGCGAAGCCGACGAACTCCTATTCGGCGGAGAAGCTGGCGGCGGCAAAAGCGACTTGCTGATCGGCCTTGCCAAGAACGAGCACAAGCGCTCGCGCCTGCTGCGCCGCATCAATATGGACGCCTCCGAACTCGGCGACCGTCTCGTGGAAATCATGGGCCACGACGATGGCTACACCCGCCAGCCGCCGACATGGCGCGGCGAGGGCAACAGGCTCATCGAGTTTCGCGGCTGCGAGATGGAGAAGGATAAGCAGCGCTACAAGGGCAAGGCGCGGGACTTCATCGGCTATGACGAACTGGCCGACTTTCTCGAAAGCCAGTATGTCTTCATCAACACCTGGAACCGCTCAGTCGATCCGAAACAGCGCTGCCGCGTCGTCGGCGCAACCAATGGCCCGACCACGGCGGAAGGCCAGTGGATCGTCAAGCGCTGGGCCGCCTGGCTGGATCCCAAGCACCCAAACCCGGCCAAGGACGGCGAACTGCGCTGGTATATCCGCGTCGGCGATGTCGATGTCGAATTCGACGGCCCCGGCCCGCATGAGGTGCGGGGCAAGATGGTGCGCGCAACGTCGCGGACCTTCATCCGCTCCCGGCTGGAAGACAATCCCGACCTCGCCGAGACCGATTACGGCGACCGGCTGGAAAGCCTGCCCGAGGAGTTGCGGCGCGTCTATCGCGGCGGCGACTTCACCGTCGGCCTGAAGGACGGCGACTATCAGGTCATACCCACGGCCTGGATCGAGGCGGCACAAGCCCGCTGGACGCCGCGCCCGCCCGAAGGCTGCGCCATGACGGCAATGGCCGTCGACGTGGCTCCTGGCGGCGGCGACAAGCGTGTCATTGCCTGTCGCTATGGCGGCTGGTACGCGCCGCTCGATGTGAAAAAAGAGGTCGACCCCGATGGCCGGCTGACCGCGGGGGCCATTGTCAGGCTTCGCCGCGACAATTGCCCGGTGGTGGTCGACATGGGCGGCGGCTGGGGCGGCGACGCCGCAATCGCGCTGAACGACAACGGCATCATCGTCGTGACCTATATGGGTTTGAACCCGTCATCGGCCAAAACGCGCGATGGCCGGCTGGGCTTCTTCAACAAGCGCGCTGCAACGATCTGGAAATTCCGCGAGGCGCTCGACCCGAACCAGGAAGGCGGCTCGGTCATTGCGCTCGACCCCAGCGACTCCGAACTGAAAGCCGACCTCGCTTCCTTCATCTGGGAGCCCGTCCGCATGAGCGGCGCCCAGGGCATCAAGATCGAGCCGAAGGAAGACATCAAGAAGCGCCTGGGGCGCTCGCCGGACCGCGGTGAGTCCGTCGTCATGTGCCTGGAGCCTGGAGACAGGGCGGTACTTCGCCAGTCCGGGCTGCGGCGTTCCCCGCCAAAAGTGGTTCTCGCCTACGCCAACGCCAAACGAAGAGGAAGATGACATGGGTGGCCTGTTCAAGCAGCCGAAGGTGGAAAAGCCCGAGGCGCCAAAGCCTGTCCGCATGCCGGTTGAAACCGATCCCGCCGTCCAGCAGGCGGCCCAGCGCACCCGCGCGGCCTCGCTGATGCGCCAGGGGCGGCTCTCCACCATTCTCACCGATCAGATGCGCGCCACGACGGGATCATCCGGCCAGAAGCTGGGGGCATAATCAGTTCATGGACACCCGCGCGCGTGAGGTAATCCGCATCGGTGATGCGGCCTTCAGCCAGAAAATGCAGGTGGACAGCCTGTGGCAGGAGATCGCGCTGAACTTCTACCCCGAGCGCGCCGATTTCACCACCAAGCGCAATGAGGGCGAGGAGTTCGCCGACCACCTGTTCTCCTCCTATCCGGTGCTGGCCAAGCGCGAGCTGGCCAACATGCTCTCGGAGCTGCTGCGCCCGGACAAGTTCCTGTCCATCCATGTCGATGACGAGGACCTGGACAGCGGCGATGCCGAGCGCCCGTTCCTGGAGCATCTGACCAATATCCAGTGGCGGGCGATGAGCGACCCGGCCGCGCAACTGGTGACCGCCGAGGGGCAGACCGACCACGATTATGCCGCCTTCGGCAATGGTGTGCTGCATTTCGGGACCAATTTCGCAGGCGATGGCTTGCTGTTCCGCAATTTCCACCTCCGCGACAACGCCTGGAGCGAGAATGGCGAGAACGTCATCGACTGCAATCATCGCAACTGGAACCCCAGCGCACGGCAGTTGAAGCACCATTTCCGCGACAAGGTCAGCAAGGACGTCATCCGGGCCTGCGAGGAAGACCCGGAGAAGCGCTTTCACTGCCGCCATGTCGTGCTGCCCAGCCGGATCTACGACTACAAATCCAAGGGCGGCAAGCAGTTCCCGTTCGTGTCGCTGTTCGTCGAGCGCGAGAGCGAAACCGTCCTGGAAGAGACCGGGCTGAACGCTTTCCCCTATGTGATCTCGCGCTGGATGCGGGTGTCCGGTTCGCCTTACGGCGTCTCCATGGCGACCCAGCTTTTGCTGCCAGACGCGCGCACCATGCAGGTGATGATGCGCACGCTGCGCGAGGCGGGTGAGAACTATGTCAACCCGCCGATGGTGGCGATCACCGAGGCGATCCGCGGCGATATCGCGCTTTATCCAGGCGGCGTCACCACCGCCGACATGGAATATGACGAGCGTCTCGGCGAAGTATTGCGCCCGATCACCAAGGATCGCGGCGGCTTTCCCATCGGCATGGAACTGGCCGCGGCGCTCAAGGATGATGTCAGCCGGGGCTTCTTCCTCGACAAGATCAAGCTGCCCGAGACCGGCCGCGCCATGACGGCGACGGAAGTCCGCCGCATCATCCAGGAACATATCCGCGCCGCCGCCCCGCTCACCAAGCCGATCCAACAGGAGCGCAACTATCCGCTGTGCGAGGGTGTGTTCCAACTGCTCACCGAGCACGGCGTCTTCCCGCTCGACCAGATGCCGGAAAGCCTCCAGGGCCGCGATATCAAGTTCAAGTTCCGCTCGCCACTTGATGAGTTGCAGGAGCAGAACGAGGCCGACACCTATGTCGATATCATGACGCGCATCGTGATGCCTGCCGCGCAGATCGACCCCGCGCAGATGGAGAATGTGGATTTGACCGAGGCCACCCGCGACGCGATGCGCGCCGCCGGCTGGAAGGCCAAATGGTTCAAGCCGAAAGAGGCGGTGGACGAGAAGCGCGCCCAGGTCGCCGAGGAGCAGGAAGCGGCACAGATGATGCAGCAGGTGGCAGCCGCCGGGGCAACCGCGCAGCAGGCTGGCCAGGGCATCGACGCGCTGGCCAATGCTGGCGCTGGCATGCAGCCGCAGCAGGCAGCGTGACCAGCTGAATGGCAAAGCACGAAGCCTGGCATCCGCCGCTCTACACGCCATCCGACATCCGCGCCATTCAAGCGCTCGCCCTTTACGCCAAGGCCGCCGAGACCCCGCCGGAACCCGGCGAACCGCTTCAGCCGCCATCCCCGGCGGAGGTGAAGCGCGCGCTCGACTGGATCATCAACACGGCGGCGGCGACCTATGACGAGCCGTTCCGGCCCGGCCAGCCCGATGTGCGCGATTACATGCTGGGCCGGCGCTCCGTCGGTCTCGCCATCGTGAAAATGATGACCGTCAAGCCCGCAATTTTCGACAAGGACAAAGGGTGATGCGAGCCAGATATTCCCTGGTGCCGCTGGATGGGCAGGAAGCCGAGGCGCATGCGCGGCGCTGCTTCTATGCCGCCTATGACGTGCTTCCGACGCCGCTCCGTGCGGCTTTACGCGAATGTCCCTACGACATCCACATCTTGCAACGCCTGCCTGCGTACATGGATTGTACCGCTCTGATCGAGCGCATCCGGGGCATCCGAAGCGAGGCTGACGCTATCGCGTTCAACCAGCAATACGCCAACTTCAGAGGATGAACACCGCCATGGCCGGAGCTTACGGCAGCATGCCCGATGAAAAGAAGATGATGGCCGAGAGCGATCTGCACATGCTGCTCGCGGCCGATGCCATCAAAAAGGACAAGGCGCGCTTCACCGCCGCGATGAAGTGCCGCGATGAGAAAATGAAGGCCATGCAGGCCATCAAGAAAGACGGCGAGAGCAAGTAATGCCACCGATCGAGGATAGCAAGCAGGACTTTTCCGAGGGCGACCTCGCCGCGCTGGGCGATACCCCCGCCGATGATGGCGGCGAAGGCGGCGGCGATAAGGTCACCGATAAGCCAGCCGAGAAAGCCGCCCCGGCGGAAGGCGCCAAAGCCGAGCCGCCACTGGCTGCCGGCGGCGAGAAGGCTGAACCAGCCAAGGACGGCAAGCAGACGCTCGCCACGGGCGCGGACAGCGAGGCCGAGGACAAGGCGAAGGACGAAAAGGCCAAGCCCTATTGGCCGGAGAACTGGCGCGAGAAGCTCGCCGAGCAGATCGCGGCTGGCGACAAGAAAGCCTATGCCCGCGAACTCAAGCGCCTGGAGCGCATCGCTGATCCGGCCGGCGTTTACGGCATGTACCGCGAGGTCGAGGGCAAGCTCACTTCCGGCGGGCTGATCAAGAAACCCGGCAAGGACGCCAAGCCGGAAGAGGTCAAGGAATATCAGAAAGCGCTTGGCTGGACGGAAAAGCCGGAAGAAATGCTCACGGAGATCAAGCTGGAGAACGGCGCTGTCCTCGGCGAGGCGGACAAGCCGGTGCTTGGCGGCTTCCTGCAAGCTGTTCATGGCGCGACAACCGCCCAGGAATTCGTGAATAAGGCGACCAATTGGTATTTCTCCGGGCTGGAGGAGCAGGCCGCCGCGATGGACGAGGCGGACGATGAATTCCGCCGTGAGGCCGAGCGCGCGCTCAAGGACGAATACGGCCCCGCCTTCAAGCGCAAGACCAACGGCATCGCCTCGCTGTTCGCCATCGCTCCCGGCGGCACCGACATCAAGAATGAAGGTTCGCTTTACGCCAGGTTGATGGGCGGGCGCACAGCCGATGGCAAGATGATCGGCAATGATCCCGACATGGTGCGTTTTCTCGTCGGTCTCGCCCAGGAGGTCAATCCGGCGGCGACCGTCGTGGAGGACGGCAACCAAAGCGGCATGTCGATTGATGCCGAGATCAAGGCCATCGAGCAGCGCATGCGCGACGATCGCCAGAAATATTTCAAGGACGAGGCGGCCCAAGCCCGCTACCGCGAGCTGATCACGGCCCGCGAAAAGATTCGGGCGCGCGGCTAACCGCGCCGTGGAACGCGACCGTTTTATCGCCAATGGCCGGTTCGATATCGAAAGGCGCTATTCGCTTATCCACTTGACATATGATTAAGTGGGGATGTTACGGATTTATGCAGACAGAAGCCTTTTAAGGCGAAATCTTACCCGGCATCCAATGGCGATCACGACCCTCGACGGCCTTATTGGCGCACCCAAGCAGAAGCTAAGCTGGATGAAAACCGCCACGCGCACCACGGTGGCGGCGGGCTGGTTTTCACTTTTTGACATTGCCGGAGACCCCGGCGCCGGAACACTGGCCGGTTCCAGCACGGCGGCTGGCGTTGTTCCAACCGACGCAACGAATGGCTGTCCGGTCATCAACGCCTTTGGCGGCGGCTCCACCGGCTATCTCGGCAATCTTTCCTTCGCCAGCAACGTCGCCTGCCGCATCCGGCTGTTCGACATGCTGTTCAAGGCTGGCGCCTATGCTTTCAACGCCAATACGGCGTTGGCTTCGCAGCCTTCTTATGCGGGCAGGCTTCCCGGCACGGATTATAAACAGACGGAATTATGGGTTGAGACCGTGACTGCCGCGACGGGCAATCTGGCGGTGAACGTCACTTATACTGACCAGGACGGCAACACAGGCGCGACAACCGGCGCGACCGGCATTGGCGCCGCGCCGACGGTCGGGCGCTGCTGGCAACTGCCTTTCGCCGCTGGCGACAGCGGTATCCAGGTGGTGACGAACGTTGCGGGAAGCGTCGCGAGCGCGGGAACGTTCAATGTGCTGGTGCTGCGCCCGCTGGCGGAGATGCGGGTGCGGTCGATTAATGACGGCGACGTGTTCGACGCGCTCCGGCTTGGTTTGCCGCAGGTTTTCGCCGACAGCGCGCTGTGCGCACTGGTTTCGGCCGACAGCACCTCCAGCGGGCTGCCGGATCTGGAACTGATGATCTATAACGGCTAGGCATGTCCAGCATCGCCAGGCGCATGGCGTCGTCCCGGCTGAACTGGCGGCATTTCGTTCGCGATCAGACCGTCGATGCATCGGCGCTGATCGCTGAGGAATTCTTCGAGTCTCAACCGCCCGCGACGCCCGCGCCAGCAGGCCGGAGTGTTGGGTTTTCCTCGAAGCTCCTTGTACCCCTATTCTTGCGCCCGAGATTTTAGCTGGGCGCCACCACGGAATCGACGCGGCGGCGGCAAATGCCACGCCCGCGATAGCGATTGCCACGACCGGACAACCCGCGAAAGCGGCGCCGGGGAGGCGATCACCCATCCACCGTCACGACGCGCTCCTGGATGAGAAGCGGCGCCTGCTTTTAGGGGCAGGACAACCCGCGACTTGATCGGAAGGAGACAACCGGAGCGGACGGCATCTTCCAAGTATTCGGAGGTGCCTCAATGGCAGAATCTGCAGCTCAAATTCAGTATCGGCAAGAAATTGTCGCTACGTTTGAAGAGGGTATGTCCTGGCTGCGCCAGACTACCGTCACCGAAGCAGTCATCAAAGGCAATCAGGCCACGTTCCTCGTGGCCGGTTCCGGCGGCGCGACTGCGAATACACGCGGTATTAACGGCCTTATCCCGGCACGCGCCGACGATATGACGCAGGCGACCGCGACACTTACGGAGTGGCATGATCTCGTCCGTAAAACTCGCTTCAACATCTTCCAGTCCCAGGGCGACCAGCGTCGCCTGATGCAGGAGACGACGAAGAAAGTCCTCAACCGCCGCATCGATGCCGATATCATCGCGCAGCTCGATACGGCCACCAGCAATCTTGGCGGCGCCACCACGGCGGGTCTTTCGATCTTCGCCAAGGCTTCGACCACGCTCGGCGAGAACGAGGTTCCCGTCGAGGAGGAAGACAAGATGTGGGCGGTGCTCACACCGGCGGTGCGCGGCTATCTGATGCAGATCCCGGAGTTCAACTCCTCGGATTATGTGGAGATCAAGCCGCTGACCGGCCCCACGCGCCGCGTGCGCCGCTGGGCCGGGTTCAACTGCATCTTCCACCCGAACCTCACCGGCGTCGGGACGGCTTCGGAGAAATGCGCCTTCTATCATCAGGATGCGATGGGAAGCGCCTTCGACAGCGGCGAGGGCCTGAATACGGCCATCGGCTACAATGACGAGCAGGATTATTCCTATGCTCGCGCATCGTCCTTCACCGGGGCCAAGCTCCTGCAACAGTCGGGCATCGTGCAGTTCCTGCATGACGCTTCGGCCATCTAAGGAGGGCTGAAACATGGCTACTTATTCCAAGGATAAGCTGAAGCTCATCTCGCAGGGCATCACCGGCGGCAAAGTCTGGAGCTACACCGACACGGGTTCGGTTCTCGATGTTGCCGGGTTCTTTGCGAATGCCGGCGATATGGGCGTCGATAGCGGCGACCTGATCTTCGCCGGCGGACTAGCCGGCACGACGAGGGTCATCAGGTCCGCTGCATTTGCTCCGGTGCAAGATACCGGCGCGACGCAGGGCACGACTGGTCCGGGAACCCTCATCGGCGACACGGGCTAAGCACTCATCCAAAGGGGGGGGCGGTCCTTGTGGCCGCCCTCAGCCCCCATCATCAATCAAGGAAAATCGCATGTCGAATGTCACGACGGCTGCCAAGCCGGCGGAAAAACCCGCGCGCGCCGAACAGCCGCACACAGCCAAGCCCGGTTCCTTCAAGGGATCGGAATTCGCCCGCGTGCGCATCGATCACGTCATGCAGGCCGGCGTTCCCTTCGAGGAGGTCTTCAAGCCGGGCTACTGGAGCAACGTCTTCGGCATGCTGGCCCGCAATATCGCCACCGGCCAGGGCGACCGCGCCGGGGCGTTCATCGACTGCGGCACCGAGGATCACGCCTTCTATGCCAAGCTCTATGTTCGCGCGGTGACCGCAACCGGACTGATCGTGCAGTGCATCGGGCCCACCATCCATCCCAAGACGGGCCGGGCATGGCCGGTCGATCTGTCCACCGGACTGCCCTGGACCGGCGGCGCGGCGCTCGAATCCGACATGTTCGATGTCAAATGGAATGTCGGCAAGCGCGGCTTCGACATCATCCGCAAGTCGGACAATCAGGTGATCGCCGACGGCGGCAGTTTCCCGACGCGGGAGCTTGCGGCGGAATGGATCAGGAAGACCACGAAGGCGGCGGCGTAAATGGCAACCAAACTCGGCCTGTTCAACGCGGCGCTCAATGAGATCGGCGAGCGGCCGCTCAGCGATACCGGCGAAGCCATCGAACCGGGCCGGGTGCTTGTCGCCAACTATGACCGCGTCGTCGCCGATTGCCTCGCCGTTGGCTCCTGGAACTTCGCCATGGAGACCATCAAGGCCGAGGCCGATACCGGCGTGACCCCCGAGTTCGGTTTTACCGAGGTGTTCGCCAAGCCATCCGACTGGGTGCGCACCATCGGTGTGAGCCAGGATGAATATTTTTCCTTTCCGCTCCTGCATTATTACGACGACGCCAGCTTCTGGTCGGCGGATTCATCGCCGATCTATATCCGCTATGTCTCGAACGACACCGGCCTTGGGCTGGAATTGACCCGCTGGGGCGCGGCATTTACCCGTTTTGTCGAACTGGAACTGGCGCATCGCTGCGTCAAGCGCATCAACCAGAGCGAGACCTTGAAGGAGAGCATCGGCAAGGCGCGCGACCGGGCGCGGAAAGCTGCGCTCAACCAGGACGCCATGAATCAGGCGCAGCCGGTCTTTCCGCCGCCTGGCGGGTGGACGCTCGCGCGCGGCGGCCGTATCGCGCGCGGCGATCGCGGCAATCGCGGCTCGTTTACCGGGTAATCCACATTGGCCAGAACCAACACGCCATTCCTCTCGTTCAACCGCGGGCTGCTCTCGCCCAAGGCGCTTGCCCGCGTCGATCTGGACCGCACCCGGCTCTCGGCGGAGGTGTACACCAACTGGCTGCCCAAGACCCAAGGGGCGATGACCATCCGGCCGGGCACGAAGTTTTTCGGCTCCAGCCTGAATGACACCGGGGCGGAGTTCATCGAGTTCGTCGCCTCGACCGATGATGTCGCGCTGTTGGAACTGACGCACGGCAAGATGCGCGTCTGGCTTGGCGATGACGCCCATGCCTTGGCGCTGCTTGGCCGTCCGCTCGTCGGCGCCAGTGTCAACTTCACCGACACTGGATGGAATGACGCCTCCACCGGCGGCACGGCGTCGATCAGCGCCACCGATGCTATCCCGACGATGACGGGGGAGACCACCAGCGGTGTCACGGTCACAGCCTCGTCGGGGTCCACCCCATGGACGACCGCTGACGATAACGTTTCCACGCAATGGGCGAATGCTCCCGATAATGTCGATCTGCTGCCAAGCTGGTTAAAAGTCGATTTCGGTTCGCCAAAATCGATCACCCGTTATTCTGTCCGCGCATCGATCGCCGGCAGCCAGGCTGACAGTGCTCCGCGCGTCTGGTCCCTCCAGGGCAACGATGTCGATACCGGCAATGGCTGGACGATCGAGGACACCCAGGGTTCGGAGATCAGCTGGGGGGCGAGCGAAAAACGCACCTACACGCTGGAGGATACAGGAACGCCCGGCCCGTGGCGCTATTGGCGGATGCACGTTACTGCGGTCTCGTCCGACATCGAGCTGATCATCTCCGAAATCGAGATGTTCGAAACCGCATCCAACACCAAGGTCACATTCGACAGCAACGGCCTGACCCTGAACGCTTCGGCGATCGGCTCGCTGGCGCGTGCGCGTAAGCGGGTGGTGGTCGATACCGGCGATCTGGGCGTCGAGCATTCGCTGGCAATTACCGTGGCGCGGGGGCCAGTGGTATTCCGGGTCGGCTCGACGGCCGGCGATGACGACTATGTGTCGGAGACTTCGCTCGGCACCGGCTATCACAATCTTGCCTTCACGCCAGGCGGCGATTTCCACATCACCTTGCAGTCCGACGCCATCGTCAACCGCATCGTGTCCTCGATCGCCATCGGCGACAGCGGCACAGTGGAGATCACCGCGCCGTGGGATGCGGCTGATCTCGCCAACATCCGCTATGATCAGTCCGCCGATGTGGTCTATGCCGATTGCGATGGCGTCCAGACATCCAAGATCGAGAGGCGCGGGACGGGACGGTCGTGGTCGGTGGTGGACTATGCGCCAAGCAACGGGCCGTTTCTGCCGACGGCTTCGTCGCAGGCAAAGATGTCGGTCAGCCACTTTTCCGGCAACACCACGCTGAATTCGGACGTGCCGTATTTCAATCCCGGCCATGTCGGCGCGCTGATCCGGGCGTTCCATGAGGGACAGGGCGGGCAATGGCGGCTTGGCGCGCTCGATGCGAAAACCGATCCGATCGAAGTCATAGGCATCACCCTCACCGATACCGGCAACACTCTCAACATTATCGATGACACAGGCTCGTCGGACCGCAATATCACCTTCAATGTCAGCGGTACGTGGTCGGGAAGAATCCAAATCGAGCGCTCTATTGATGGCCCGGAATCCGGCTTCAAGGAGATCCCCACCAACTTTTCATTTCCGTCGGCGGCCGCGTCGGATACCGGCACGTTCTTCCGCAAGATTGTTGATCGCGACGACAATGTGAAAGCCCATTATCGCGCGCGAATGACCAACTACGTGTCTGGCGTCGCGGTCGTCAAGGTTCGCTACGATTATGGCGGCGTGACCGGCATCGCCCGCATCACCGGCTACAATTCCAACACCGATGTCGATATCGAGGTGCTCTCCCGCTTCTCCGACACCGGTCCCACCGACAATTGGCAGGAAGGCTACTGGTCCACATCGCGCGGCTTCCCGACGGCGGTCGCCTTGCATAGCGGGCGTCTTGGTCATGCCCAGGGGGGCAGCCTGTTCCTGTCGGTCGCCGACGATTACGAGAGCTTCGATCAGGACACCGTGGGCGACAAGGGGCCGATCATCCGCACGCTGGGATCGGGGCCGGTTGACAACATCCATTACCTCGTCTCGCTGCTGCGGATGATCATCGGGACAGCCGGCGCGGAACTGGCGCTGACCTCCTCATCGCTGGATGAACCGCCGACGCCAGCGAACTCCTCGGCGCGGGGCTTCGCCACGCAAGGGTCGGCCAATATCCGCGCGGTGAAAATGGACAGCCGCGCCATCATGGTGCAGCGGTCCCGCCAGCGCGTGTTCATGGTCGGCCCCGGCGGACAGGGAACCAGCTTTGGCGATTACGAGGCGTTCGAGCTGACGCTGCTGGTGCCCGACCTGCTGGCGGCAGGCGTCGTTTCCATCGCGGTGCAGCGCCAGCCCGACACCCGGATTCACTGCGTGCTCGGCGATGGCCGCGTCGCCATCCTCACCTATGAGCCGCAGGAAGAAGTCATCTGCTGGTCGATGTGGCAGACCGACACCGGCACGGGCGGCACGGTGGAAAAGGCCATGGTGCTGCCGGGGCTTTCCGAGGACGCCGTGTTCTACCACGTGCGCCGCACCATCAACGGCGCGACGAAGCGCTATCTCGAAAAATGGGCGATGGAGTCCGAATGCACAGGCGACACCGGGCTGACCTGGATCATGGATTGCGCCAAGAGCTACACCGACACCGGGCGCGCCGCAGCACTGGTTGACATCGGCGCGCATCTCGTCGGCGCATCCTGCGTGGTCTGGTCCGACGACACCGGCTCGATCCCCGGCGTTGACCGTTCCCCCGATGTCGGCGGCGTTCAGACCGTCTACACCGTGGACACCGGCGGCGACATCACGCTGTCGGTTCCCGTGCATCACGCCGTGGCCGGCAAGGGGTTCCTCGCCGACTGGAAATCCACCAAACTGGCCTATGCGGCGGAAGCGGGCACCGCGCTGGCGCAGATGAAGCGGTCGGACAAGATCGGTTTCGTGCTCCACCAGACCCACAACAATGCGCTTTTCTTCGGCTCCGACAGCGGCCATCTGGACCCACTGCCGCGCGTCATCGATGGCGGGGCCGTGGTGGACGCCGACAAGATCTTCGAGCATTTCGACGAGCCGGCCATGCCGTTTCCGGGATTGTGGAAAGCGGACAGCCGTATCCATCTCAGGGCGAAAGCGCCAAGGCCGGTGACGGTGCTGGCGGCTGTGCCGACGGTTCAGACCAACGAGAAGGTGTGAGCTTTATAGAGTCACCAGCCATGCAGAGCTTAGAAGCTAATTCACGCCTGTTCCGCCCCGGATATGTATCGGTGGATTTTCAACAATCAGAAAATCGTCTGTATATTTTGACGGGTCGGGGGCAAAAAGAACGCCTTTGGGAATTGAGCGAGTTAGTAAGAAGTCAACGCCATTCAACCGACTCTTCTGATGCCTCAGGTTCGATAGGCATATTATTCGCGTTGGCATGGTCATGCCTTCGACTTGCGGGTCAAGCCATTGCGGCACAAGCCAAAGCTTACCTTCGCATTCAATAGTATCAACGCCGAGGCGTTCTCCAGCGGTGCTCCGTGCGCACCGCAACTGGCGGGACGCTTCTCTGGCCGAGTGCGAAACGCGCGGGCTTGCGCGATCGCCGCGTCTCGGTTAGAGAGGCGTCAGCCGGTCGCGGGCGTGATACGCGGCACGAATTCGGGCTGAATGCTCGGCGGGACTACATTGCGTATATGAACGTCTCGCCAAATCCTTGTCAGCCCACATGAAGCAAAGTCGCCCTCGCATTCCGAACTGTCACCCTTTTTGGTGCGCGTGTCCGGTTCCGCCGGAAGTAGGGTGCGAGGGCGCAAGGAAAACGGCGGGTAGCCTGGATCATCCTGCCTGGATGCGTGGCCCGTAGCCGGGGGCTGGCGAAGGTTCGAGTCCTTCGGGATGATTGTTCGCTCACTCTGAAAGGGGTTGAGCCTCAAGACTGGCGGCAGTGTGGAAAGCAGACATACCCATCGCACTCGTCATGGATAGCCTCGTGGGGTGGCTAAATGGTTCAAGGCGGCGGCTTCGCACGACGTGCCGCAGATATGGATTCGACTTCCATCCCCGCGAGGAGCCGGAGTAGCGCCCGGCCCGCCAGCACCTGCTTTTTGCGGAGCATCCGCATCGGAAGTCGCGGGTTCGATTCCCGCCATCGGCTTCGGCCAGATGTACCTCAGCTGGTTAGAGGTCCGGTGCGGGTGTTCTGCAAAGAGCAGAACCGGGATCGCCAATTGGCAGAAGCGTCGTTCAACCGCCCAGCCTTCGAAGCCTATGTCGCCGCGCATTCCCCGCTGACGCCACCCCAGATCGGCAGGATGTTCGGCGCGGTTGATGCATCCAACAAGCGCGTGGTGTGGGATTTCCTGAAATGGACGGACAAGGATCAGGCGGAAGCCTTCGCCAGGGTGATGGAGGCGCGGAGGCATTTTCCGCAAGCGGTGGTGATTGGGGTGAGATGATGTGCATGAGAAAGGGACCAGACATCCGCACGATCTGTGGCGGTGAGGTGGATGCTTTCAGCCGTCGCTGTCGTCGCCGCCGCGCCATGTTCGCGAAGGCGGGCGATAACGCCTATTGGAAGAGGAAGTATCAGCGGCGTTCCAGGGCGTTTGCCAAGACAGGCATCCGCGATGAGGTAGCCGATCTTTGGCTCTATCACCTCCACCCCGCTGAAATCGAAATGTACGGCGCATGACCGAAGATCAGCGGCGCATCTTGGCGGCATACAAGATCGCGTTGTCGATGATGCGCGACCGCACCCCGAGGAAGCTGCTCGACCTGCTCAATGTGCTGGAGTGCCGGGATTTGCTTCGCGAGGAGGCGCGGGAGGAGATTGATCGGCGGCGCGTCGGACTAACCAAAGACCTCTCCGACGAATGGATTGAGGCGATCAAGAACGCTGAAATGTCGCCAGAGCACGACCACCTCAACGCCTTGATGGATGAGCAAGACGCCTAGCCTGACCATCCGCCCCGCCACCCGCGAGGACATCGAAGCCTTTTCCCCGATGCCGAACAAGCCGACCATCCGCGCGATGGTGGGCGAACTCGACGGCCGCATTGTCGGGCTCGCTGGCGTTGTCCTCCACCGTGGCCGCTGGCTCGGCTTCTGCGATCTCACCGAAGACGCCCGGCCCTATAAAATGACGATAGCCCGTGCCGCAATCCGCTTCCTTGCGGATGCCAGGCGCGACGGCATCAAATTCATCTACGCCGACGCCGATCTATCCGAGCCGACAGCCCTGCGCTGGCTCGACAGCCTCGGCTTCCACCTCGATCCCCGCACCCAATATCTTCACCGCTGGAGAGCTTGAACCAATGGCGGAATTAGCCATGATTTCGGCCGTTGTCGGCATGATGGGCAGCGTCGTACAGGCACAGGGCACCATCGCCGCCGGAAAGCAGGCCAAGGTTGCCGCCGATTACGAAGCCGCCCAGCTTGACATTAAGGCCAAGGAAGAACAGGCCGCCGCGCAACGTGAGGGCTTCGAGCATCAGCGCAAGAAAGAACTGGCGCTGTCGGAACTGACCACCAAAGCCGCCGCGTCCGGCTTCACAGCGACCGATCCGACATCGCTCGCACTGGCCGACGAGATCGAGAAATACGGCACCGTCCAGCAGCAGATGTCGATGTATGGCGGAACCTCGCGCCGCGCCGGCATCGAGGCGCAGGCGGCCGGGCGGCGGATGGAAGGCAAGGCCGCGCTGTCCGGCGCACGCTCGGCGGCGCTGGGAACGATCCTTGGGGGCATTTCCAGCATGGCCAGCAAGTTCGCGCAGCCCTACGGGAAGACGGCCGAGGCGTCCGGCGGCGGCTATTACGGCTATAAGTGAGCAACGGATAAATGGCAAAACTTCCGACACGCGACGATCTCGGCCCGGTCCCTTCAGCCCGCTCCGGCCGTCCCATCGCGACCGTTGACACATCCGCCGCGGCCAAGGGCCAGATCGCGCTCGGCAAGAGCATTGCCGGCGTTGGCGAAGCTGGCATGGATATTGTCAAGCACCAGCAGGCTGCGGAGGATTACGAGACCGAGCGCAAGTTCCAGGAATTCAAATGGAACGAGGAGCTTGGGCTAGAGGATGCAACGCGCAATGTCGAGCCGGGACAGGCGGGCAACTTCGCGCAAACATGGTCCCAGGGCTACAAGGAGCGCGCCAAGGGATTCCTCGACGGCATGTCGCCGGAACAGCGCCAGAAATACGACGCCAAGCTGTTCGATACCGAGCGCCAGCTTTACCGCCCGGCGGCGACGTTCGCGCGGACGGAGCAGAAGCGCGCATCCCTCAACGGTATCGACGATTTCAAGAACAATATCCTCGTCAAAAGCGGCAATCTCGACAAGGCGCGCAGCTCATATGAGGAGATCGTCGCCGCCAATCCCTGGCTGACGCCGAGTGAAAAGGACGAGTTGCGCCGCAAGGGGCTGAACGATCTCGAAGAGCGTCATGTCACGACGCTGCTGGGGGATCGCACCAAGGCTCGCGACGTGCTGCGCGATCTGGGATATGGGCCGGAAGATGCGCCCGAGGAACAGGCGTCGAAGGGCGTATCCGGCGCGCAGCCGGGGCAGCCTGCCCAGCCGCGCGTCCCCGTGCGAGCGTTCGCCGCGCCCGTGAATGCCGCCATCGCCGACGCCGCGCGGAAGCATGGCGTCGATCCTGGCCTGCTGGCGACATTCGCCCGTATCGAGAGCAGCGGCCGTCCGGGCGCACAGACCGGCAGCTATAAGGGGCTGTTCCAACTTTCCGAGAGTGAGTTCCGCAAGCATGGCGGCGAAGGCGACATCTTTGACGCGGATGCCAATGCCGACGCGGCGGCGCGAAAACTGAAGGCGGAGGCGGCAAGCTTCGAACTGAAGCATGGCAGACAGCCGTCGGCGCTCGATCTCTATCTCGTCCACCAGCAGGGCGAGGCGGGCTATGCGTCGCACATGGCGCGCCCCGACGCGCCCGCCTGGCAGAACATGGCGGGGACCGGCGAGGGGCGCCAGAAGGGCGCTGGCTGGGCCAAGCAGGCGATCTGGGGGAACATCCCCGATGATATGAAGAAGCGCTTCCCCGATGGGGTGGAGAGCGTCACATCCCAGGATTTCATCGGCATCTGGGGTGAGAAGGTTGCGCGCTTGGGCGGCGGCGAAGCGGCAACTGGTCCGCGCGTGGCATCATCTCCCGACACCTATTCCGGCCCTTATCGCCATCTCACAGCTGAAGACCGTCTGAAGCATGCGACGGCGGCGCGCGTCCTGCTGAAGCAGGAAGCCGCCGAGGTGGCGCAGGATGTCCGCGCCTTCGAGAACATCGCCGAGCAGGGCTTTGCCCCCAAACCCGGCCAGATGGAGGCGCTGCGCAAGCGTGTCGCCGACGGCGCGGACGCCGAGACGCGGCAAAGCTTCATGCAGGCCGAGGAAATCGTTAAGTGGCAGGACAACGCGCGCAGGGTGACACCCGAGGAACTTGATGTCTTCGTGCGCTCCGAAACCGAGCGGCTGCGCAAGGGCGGGGCAACCAGTTTCGACACCAAGCGCCTCGCCATGGCGGACAAGCTGCTGACCAACATGCGCCAGGGGCTGAAATCCGATCCCCTCGGCTGGGCGGATCGCATCGGGATGATTGCCGTGCAGCCGGTGGATATGTCCACGCCGGAGACCGCGCAGGCATCTCTTGGCTTGCGGGTGAAGCAGGCCGAAATCGTCGCCCAGCGCTATGGGCTGGAGCCGAAATATCTGCGTGACGATGAGAAGCAGGCGCTGACGGCGGCGATCGAGGAAGGCGGGGAGAAGACGCTCGCCACCACGGCAATGATCGCCAGCGCGGCGGGTGAGCATGCCCCGGCGATCCTTTCCGAACTGTCCAAGAATTCGCCCACAGCCGCCATTGTCGGCGGCATGGTGACGGAAGCCGGGATGACCGGCGCCGCGCGCGATGCGGCCGATGGCCTGAAACTGCGCAAGGAGCCGGGGTTTGAGAGCGTGGCGCCGCCCAAGAAAGAGTCGCGCAAGGCAGTGACCGAGGCGCTTGGCTCTGCACTTTCTGGCATGCCCAAGACGGAGACCGCCATCATCGACGCCACCAATGCGATCTATGAAGTCCGCGCACGCAAGCAGCAACTCACCGAATTCGATAGCAGCGTCTGGCAACAGGCTTTGCGCGAGGTGGTGGGCGAACGCGAGGTTGACGGCAAGACTTACGGCGGCGTCGTGGATGCTGATCCGGCATGGCGCGGGGCGCGCAATATCATCCTGCCACCATTCGTGGCCAAGGATGGCTGGCGCGATGTGATCGAGGCGGTGACCCTGCAAGATTTGTGGCAGGCGGGGCTTGGTGTGCCGGCGGGCGGCGATGGCCAGCCGGTGGCGCTGGGCCGGGTGAAGGGCGCCATTCTCGTGCAATCCGGCAATGGCCGCTACAAGCTCAGCCTCGGCGATCCCGATGCGCCTGGCGAAGAGAAGTGGATCAAGCGCCAGGACGCGCCGGACGAGATATACGAGATCGACCTGCACCAGTTGCGCCCGGTCCTGTCGAAGCGCCGTCCGGAATTATTCCTTGGCGATCCCGAAACGCCGCAGACCGCGCCGTCCAGCATGGCCGGCTTCGAGCTGGGGGAATAGCGTCATGGTGATGTTTCTGGAAAAACCGCGCTTCGATCCCACCTCATCGGCGACCAGCGGCGAGGAATCCACTGCCGGCGATATCCTGGACGCCACGCTCGAATCCATGCGGCTGGGCGAGAACGCCAATTCCCGGCTGGTCGCATTCGAGCGCGCCTATGACAAGCGCATCGACGACATCAAGGGGGCGGTGGGCACGGAGCTGAGCAATCCCGTCACCAATTCGGCGGGACCGTCATCCATGGCGGGCTTTGGCATCCAGGAGGAAACCGATCCGCACGCCGCGTTTCAGAGCCAGATCGAGGGACTGGCGGAGCAGCATCCCGAACAGCGCGAGGTCATTGCCCCGCATCGCCCGGTGTCCGAAGACGCCAAAGCACTGGCTCTTTCGGCCGAGAAGCGTTCAGAGGATGTCTGGTCGCGCTCATCGGGCGGCCTGGCGGCCTGGAGTGCCCGGCTTGCCGGCGGCTTTTATGGCGCGATGCATGATCCGGTGAACATCTTTACCATGGCAGTCGGTCCCGCCGGACATGCGGCCAAGGGCGCGAAGGGCCTGCTATGGATGGGGCTGAAGCAGGGCGCGGCGAACGCCGCCACTGAAGCGGCGATCCAGCCAGCCGTGCAGTCCTGGCGCAAGGAAGCCGGGATGGATTACGGCCTTGGCCAGGCGGCGATCAATGTCGGCGGCGCGGCGGTTTTCGGGTTTGGTCTCGATGCGGGCGTGCGCGGTCTCGTTCGCGGCGGGCGGCGGCTGGCGGGGCGGCCCTATCTCGGCCCCGATGAGCCAGCACCGGGCGGCGCCGAACACACGGGCGCAAGACTTCCCGGCCTTCCCGAGGGCCGTGCTGCGGAGACCGCACCACCAGCCCCGCGCGTGTATCGCGGCGCCGATCCCCTTCCGCCCATGGAAGCGCTGGAGCAGGCCGCGCGCAATGCGCCGGAAGGCTCGACGCTGCGCCGCGCCGCCGATGGCGACGAGGATGCCATGCGCGAGCTCGCTGCGGCGCTTGGCCCCGACGCCGATCCCGCCATTCGCCGCGCGCTGGATGAGATCGAGATCGAGAAGCTGTTTCCCACCCCACTCAATGTCGATGACGGCGCGCATCTGCATGTTCGCCAGGTCGGAGCCGGCCTCGGGCTCCGTGTAGGCGAGCGCCCACTGGATCTCGTTGCGCAGGATGCGCGGGACGAACTCGCGCTTGAGCTGCTCGCTGCCGTGGTGGAGCAGCGTGTTGACGACGACGCCCAGGTTCTTTCCGACGATCGGCGCCTGCGCCTTGTGCAGCTCCTCGTTGAGGATGTACTGGGCGTACGGCATGGCTTCGCCCGTGCCGCCGTACTCCTTTGGAAAGCCCATGGCGAGCCAGCCCCGCCGCGCCATCTTGGTGACAAACTCCCGACGCTCCGCAGTATCCAGCAGGCCGCCCAACCAGCGCGAGCGGATCTCGTCCGTCATCTCCTCGGCGATGAATTCCTGCACCTCGTTGCGGAAGGCTTCTTCCTCTTCGCTGAAACGAAAGTTCACGGCTCTTGCCTCCTTCTCTTGGGAAGCCAGGGGCACGACACCAGGGCTGGCGAATTACGGGGCGTTCGTCTTAGCCGATGGCCTGTGCCTGCCTAAGGGCCGCTATGGCCCGCTTGTCGTAACCCAGCTCGGTCAGGATCTCCCGAGTATGCTGGCCCAACTCGGGCGCCGGGCTGCGTATCGCGCCCGGCGTCTCGGACAGCTTGACCATCACTCCTACCTGCGGGCGGCGGTCACGCTCCGGCTCCTCCACGTCCACGATCGTCTGCCGGTGGCGCAGGTGAGGGTC